GACAAAGCAGAAACACCGTTCGAAGTGAGACGAATCTTCAATCGAGATCTCCAAACAACATAAGCACCATAAATGGCCATAAGGTTGTCATAGTACGGAGGCTGATGGCCACCAATCGCAGTGTCAGGGTCAAACATGCCATTACCACGCAAACAAAAATAAACATTGGATCCACTGTTAATGACAGTAAGGCCGGTGGAATAACGCATAGTAGTGCGCAGACGATCAGGGAAAGGGGCAATACGACCAACGGTCATGCGAATAGGACGGGCACGCTTAATAATAGACAATGAGCGGGTACTGCTACTACGACGAAAAGACCGACGAGCACGAGAACCTCGACCCCGACGATTGCGTCGAGGACGACGACGAGAAGACATACGGCGACGACGCGCCATGGTGTGCAGAGGTACAATTTGGAAAATGAAAAATCTCAAATTAAGTCAATGCCAGTGAGCCGGGGTTAAGTTACGGTCGCACCGTGACTATATAACGGACTTGCGGGCCCGTTTTTCATTCACAAAAAAAATCATCTCCACAAGATATCAATGTCAAATGGACGCAAATTTGCTTCCCGCAACTGGTGCTGGACAGCATTTCCTATGGATGGAGTCTACGCCCATCCACGTATGGGAGACCCCAACCTTTCCTATGTGGTATGGGGGGACGAACTCACTGAGGACCTCAAGCCGCACCACCAAGGATACTCCGAATATGACGTGCCGATGAGATTCACTACACTCAAGAATCTCTACCCTCAGCTTCATCTTGAACCGAGAGGAGGTAGTCAGAAGCAAGCGATCGACTACTGCAAGAAGGATGGGCACGTCACGGAGCAGGGCACTCCAAAACAACAGGGCAAACGTTCCGACATACACGACGTATGCGAGCTGTTGGACGAAAAGGTGCCGCTGAACGAGATCGCACGGAATCACCCTTCGGCCTTTGTCAAGCATGCGAAGGGCTTTCATGCATACAAGTTCGCAACCCAGGTGGACCGAGTCAGCAAACCATACGTCGAGTGGCGATGGGGCACCACAGGAACGGGCAAGACCAAGGGAGCCATTGATCAGAATCCCGACAGCTACTACATCAAGGACGGGACACAATGGTGGGACGGATACGAACAACAAGACGCGATCATCATCGATGACTTCGATGGTCGTTGGCCGTTCCGTGACCTGTTGCGACTACTGGACTGGAACCCATACCAAGGACAGACCAAGGGAGGATATGTCAAGATCAACTCGCCTCGAATCTACATTACGTGCGAGTTTGAACCTTCCACCTACTGGGGAGGAAATGCTCTGGCGCAAGTCATGCGGCGGCTCGACAAGGTGGAACACTTGGCTACAGTGGCTACAGAAGTGGCTGGTAATACTATACAGCCACTTCTGAAACGCTGCGACGCGTTTATTGACCTTACTAAAGCGTATGATGACCTTTAAATAGAACCACCTGTCCTTTGCCCCCCAACCCCCCGTCACCGGGGGGCTAAGTTAAGCTATAGGCTGGATGGGTGATTTTTAATTTTTGCAGAAGTAAAAAATCTTTAGTTAATAGGAACATAGTTCTTCTCGAAGAACTCACAATCCCACTCAATGAACGCCTCGAAAACGAAAGAAAGAGACGCAGAATCATCGACACTCTCGACGTAAATACCCCAATACCACGGGTTGATGGGATCCACGCCGAGAGTACCATAACAATCAAGATTGGTCATCGAAAAATCCCGGAGAACAGTCTTCGAATCACATGAATAATTGCGGACATGAGTACCCTGATAGATGGAGTTGAACATAGACAGCTGCGCCCCTGGCTGCTCCTCAAGATTATACCCAACAGAAGAAAGAGACGCACTACCTGGCTGCGCAATGACGATAACACGACCATTCGTGGACAAAGCAGAAACACCGTTCGAAGTGAGACGAATCTTCAATCGAGATCTCCAAACAACATAAGCACCATAAATGGCCATAAGGTTGTCATAGTACGGAGGCTGATGGCCACCAATCGCAG